GTCAAAGCGTTTTATGCTGGAGCGTTTCTTGGGCTTGAGTCAAGATGAGATCCAGAAGAACGAAGAAATGTGGCGTGAAGAGCGTGACCAGCCTGAACTGCAAACACAGAGTGGACAGGATCTTCGCTCCGTTGGTATTACACCAGCTGGCTTAGAAAGCGACATTCAAACCGGGGAAGAAATAGCCGGAATGGATCAAACTGGTGGCATGGGACCTGTAGTTCCGGGTGCCGCAGCACCTGGTGGAGCTCCAGGAGCAGCCCCAGGCGGGGCGCCAACAACTCCAGGCGCAGTATAAATAATACTATGCTACTGAACGAATTTTTTCAACGCGAGCCCAGTGCGTATCAAGACCTCAGTCAAGACAACAGTCAGATACAACTGAGCGACCTTCGCAAAAGTCGATTGACCTTGCGCCAACTAAACAAGTTGCGCAAAATCAACGACATCAAAGCCGTTGAGTACAAAGACAAACTCAAGCTAATTCGCCAGCAATACCAGCCACCTGCACAGCCAATGGCCTAATTATCGCCATTTTGACGTTCAAAACCACATAGATTTCTTCACTATAGTAAATAACTATACACTTTACCTATAGGAGTTTACCCCAATATGAACCGTTTTGAACAACTCATTGAATACGTTATCAATGACGAAGACCAAAAAGCTCGTGAACTTTTTCACGACATCGTTGTGGCCAAGAGCCGCGAAATCTATGAGAATCTCATGCAAGAAGAAGCCGAGGAAGAACTCGACGAAGCTGCTGAAGAAGAACTAGATGAAGACGCCGAAGAAGAACTAGACGAAACTGCCATGGGCGGTGACGCTAGCGACGACTTGATTGACGATGTTGAAGTTGAAGAAGAAAGCGACATCAGCATGGAAGGCGAAGATGACGCCGACGCTGAATTTGACGACGAAGCCGAAGAAGACGGCGAAGACCTAACACACGATTTGGAAGCTGATCACGACGAAGGTGAAGCTGCTACCAAAGACGATATCATGAATCTCGAAGACAAACTAGACCAACTGATGGCTGAATTTGAAGCTGCCATGGGCGGCGATGCTGCTGGCAGCAACGGCGACGGTTTTGGTCCAGAAGAAGGCGGCGACGCTATTGCTGTTGACGACACAGAAGAAATGGGCATGATGGAAGCTGTTACATTGAAGGCAGCCCCAAAGCCAGTTACTTCTGAACAAGGTGACGGCAAAGCAGGTCCTGTAGCTTTCAACAGCGGCAAGACCGGAATGGCAGCTAGTCCAGTTCACACAACTGGCGAAACTGCACAAGGTCGTCCAGCCCCTACAACCAAGGAATTGATTGGCAAAGTTGGTAACTCACCAGCTCAGGGCACACAAGAACCCAAGCCTGCTACCAAGCCACATTTGTCACAAGCTACTGGTGTTAACACCAAGAGCCCACTGCCAAGCGGCCGCAAAGGTTAATTTAAATGTCACGATACCTAAGAGAAAATCTTACGTTCAACCAAGCTCGCATCGAAGTCATTACTGAAGACGATGCGAGTGGTAAGGGCGGCAAGAATCTTTACCTCAAGGGCATTTGCATTGAAGGCGACAAGCGCAATGCAAATGAACGCATCTATCCTAGACATGAAATTTTAAAAGCTGTAGAAACTATCAACGAACAGATCCGCAACGGTAACTCCGTGTTAGGTGAAGTGGACCATCCAGATGATCTCAAGATCAACTTGGATCGCGTGTGCCATTCAGTAGATGGCATGTGGATGGACGGACATGCCGGTTGCGGCAAGTTGAAAATTCTACCAACGCCCATGGGCGAGCTTGTTAAAACACTGTTGACATCTGGGGTAAAGCTTGGTGTATCCAGCCGCGGTAGCGGTAATGTTGACGATCGTACAGGACATGTTAGTGACTTTGAAATAGTCACTATAGATGTGGTTGCCCAACCCAGTGCACCAAATGCTTATCCAACAGCAATCTATGAAGGCCTCATGAACATGAAGCACGGTCATAGAATCATGGAAATAGCACGCGAAGCTGGACAGGACGACAAAGTGAAGAAGTATCTCGCAGGTGAGTTGAAAAGACTTATCCGAGAACTTAAAATCTAAGGAGAAACCAGGCATGTTTGATGCTATTAAACCCCTGCTCGAAAGCGGCCTGATCAACGAAGAAGTTAGTAAAGAACTCAACGAAGCTTGGGAATCTAAACTAAACGAAGCTCGTGAATCAGTACGTAGCGAATTGCGCGAAGAATTTGCACAACGCTATGAGCATGACAAGACAGTAATGGTTGAAGCCCTGGATAAGATGGTAACAGAAGGTCTAGCAGTGGAATTGGCTCAAGTGGCTGCTGAAAAGCAAGCACTGGCTGAAGACCGTGTGAAGTTCCAAAGCAAGATGAAAGAGTCAGCACAGAAGTTTAACGGCTTCTTGGTGACCAAGCTTGCTGAAGAAATCAGTGAACTGCGTAAGGACCGTAAAATGCACGCCGAAAGCCTTGAAAAGCTTGAAGGTTTTGTGGTGCATGCATTGGCAAGTGAGATCCAAGAATTTGCAAAAGACAAGCGTGACGTGGTGGAAACCAAGGTACGTTTGGTGCGTGAAGCACGTGGCAAGTTGGAAGGTCTCAAGGCACGTTTCGTCAAGGAGAGTGCTGAGAAAATGAGCCAAGCAGTTAGCCGTCATCTAAAGGCAGAACTAACACAATTACAAGAGGACATCAAAGTTGCTCGCGAGAACAATTTTGGTCGTCGTATCTTTGAAGCTTATGCAACAGAATTTGGTGCCACTCACCTCAATGAGAAGAGTGAAGTCAAGAAGTTGCATGCAATGATTGCTCAAAAGGACCAGAAGCTGGCTGAAGCAATCAATTTCAGCGAGCGTGCGCGAGCCATCGTTGAAAGCAAGGAACGCGAACTGCGTATGATCAAGGAAAGCAATACTCGTGCAGACTTAATGCAAGAGTTGCTGGCTCCCCTAAATCGGGAGAAGGCCGAAGTTATGCGTAATTTGCTCGAAAGCGTTCAGACAACTCGTTTGAAGAACGCCTTTGAAAAGTATCTACCAGCAGTGCTGGAAGACCGCTCCGCGAAAGCTCGTACAGTGATCGCAGAACAGGTATCCGCAGTTACCGGTGATAAGACAGCACCCGTCCAACCCACAACGCAAGAAGATCGCAGCAATGTGATTGACATCAAGCGTTTGGCAGGTCTGTAATTTTTTAAAAATAGGAGACTTAAATGTCACAAGAATTATTAGAAAGTCGCTGGGGCGAGACCAAAGAAGCATTGCTTGAAGGTCTAAAAGGCAACAAGCGCAACAGCATGAGTGTTATCCTCGAAAACACCAAGCGTTACTTGAAAGAATCTGCAAGTTCTGGTAGCACTGCTAGCGGCAACATCGCTACACTGAACCGTGTTATTCTTCCAGTTATTCGCCGTGTTATGCCAACCGTTATCGCTAACGAGTTGGTTGGCGTTCAGCCAATGACAGGCCCAGTTGGTCAGATCCACACTCTGCGTGTGCGTTATGCCAACAACTTGACTGACAACAGCTTGGCACAAACCAGCGTTACAGCCGGTCAAGAAGCACTGAGTCCTTTCACAATCGCTACAGCATACTCTACCGTTCCTTACGGTACAGACACTGCTAGTGCTTACACTGGTGGTAACACAGCAGTGATGGAAGGTACTGGCGGTAAGCAGATCAGCGTTCAGATTCTGAAGCAAGCTGTTGAAGCCAAGACTCGCAAGTTGCAAGCTCGTTGGACATTTGAATCAGCTCAAGACGCTCAAGCCATGCACGGTATTGACGTTGAAGCTGAAATCATGGCTGCTTTGGCTCAAGAAATCACAGCTGAAATTGACCAAGAAATCCTGTTGAGCCTGCGCTCACTGGCCAGCACCGAGTTCACATACAACCAAGCTACCGTTAGTGGTACAGCTACATTCGTTGGTGACGAACACGCTGCTTTGGCAGTGTTGATCAACCGTGTTGCTAACCTGATCGCCCAACGTACACGTCGTGGCGCTGGTAACTACGCTGTTGTTAGCTCAGCTGCATTGACAGTGTTGCAATCTGCAACAACCTCAGCTTTTGCTCGTACCACAGAAGGTACTTTCGAAGCTCCTACCAACACCAAGTTTGTTGGTACCTTGAACGGATCTATGCGTGTGTTCGTTGACAGCTATGCTGCTGACACCACACCAGTATTGGTCGGTTACAAAGGTTCAAGCGAAGCTGATGCTCCAGCATTCTACTGCCCATACATCCCATTGATGAGTTCAGGCGTTGTGTTGGATCCAACATCCTTCGAACCAGTCGTGAGCTTCATGACTCGTTACGGATACATAGAATTGACCAACACTGCTAGCAGCTTCGGCAACGCTGGCGACTATGTTGGCGAGATCGCTGTATCTAACTTGTCTTTCAGCTAATCAACCAGCTGGATCACAAAAGATCAAAGGGCTCTTCGGAGCCCTTTTTCTTTGTTTGGTAAATATCAACATGAAGATACATGAAGTTTCAAGCAAATCGGCATTGACTAAATCTCTTGATAAAATAAGAAAAAGTCATGTTGGTATTCGCATGCTCAACATACATGAGCTAGAATATGTGCTTGATCGTTATGGCGAGGACAACATGAGGGTTTACATTTGTCCAGAGTGCGGTCATAAAAATATTGACCATTGGGCCGAAGAACCTTGTTCGGCCTGCGATGCGCCAAGTCAGTTTTCTTAAACTTTAAACCAACTCAAGTACTGACCGACTTTCTTTGTAACTGAATCCCAATCATCTTGTGAAGGCTGGCGGAACAGTCTAGCAGTGGAATACCAAGGGCTGTCTTCTCTCACAGTGAGCCAACGCCAATCTTGAGCAAACCAGTTGAGCATGACCCAAGTTGGGCGTCCTAAAGATCCACTCAAATGCGCAATGGCTGTGTCCACACTGAGCACCACATCCATGGCCATGATTAGTGCTGCTGTGTCTGCAAAGCTGCGGATGCTGTTGGGATAACGAGTTACACCAGCTTGCTCCAAGGCTGCCTCTTCTTCGGCGGTGGCATCAATTTGTAAATTGATCCACTCATACTGAGGGTTGTCTTGAATCAATTGTAGCATTTTTTCAAATGGCATGCCTTTGTGTTGATTGAGCCAAGCATCCCTACGACCACTCCAGCAAAATCCCACACGCATGCGCTTTTTGGCTC